GCTCTAGTTATATTATTTGTAGGATTAAGAAGTCCTAAATCATTACCTTTTAAGTATCCTTGTTCTATAGCTCCTTCAACATATGGTTTAGCCCAATTAGAAACTTTATTTTTATCAGGATATTTATTTAATTTATCATATACATTATCTTGTTTATTTTTTATACTTATAAGTATTTTAGAAACTTCTTCTCTAGTTATTGTTTTATTAGGCTTAAATGTTTTATCTTCATATCCATTTATATAACCCGCTTTACTAGCTATGCAGATATCTTTATAGTACCAATCATTTATGTTAATATCAGAGAATTTTATATCTTCTTTGTTATTAAATCCAAAATATTTATTTACTAATTTTACAAATTCTGCTCTAGTTATTGAATTATCTGGTCTAAATGTTTTGTCCTCATATCCATTTACATATCCATTAGATATAAATTGATTTATTTCTTTTTTAGCCCAATGTCCAGAAATGTCATTTAGATTAGGGTTAGCATAGGCATATATAGGTGTCATTAAAATAGAACCTAATAACAGTGAACTTATTAATTTTTTATGCATAATATCCTCCAATGTCGTTATTTGGAATATTATACCATATTTTATGAAGATTAAGCAAAATCATAGTATTCAATTAATTCAATTAAAAAAAGAGTACCAGTTGAAATGGTACTCTTTTTTTGATTTAGTTGATAGGTTTATTATTGAGTTCTCTATAAATTGAGAGTCATCGGAAAAATTTTGTAATTTTTAATTTTCGGGATTTAATTATTTTTACATTATTATACTAAAGTTATTATATTATTTTCAATACTATTTTCATAAAATTTTCATATAAAATTCTGGATATTAATAAGAATTAATGACTTTACAAAGAACTAGAAGTCAAAAAAATATTTATTTTATAAGATTTTAAGTTATAATTTCAAAAATATAAAATCAAGGAAATTAAAAATAACTGAGATTTCTCTCAGCTATTAAAAAAGGTATTTTGTTAGAAAAAAAATAATATTTAAACTTAATTATATAGTCTTTATAAAATAAATTCAATTCTATTTAAATAAAATACCTAGATAAAATCTAGGTATTTTGTATATAGTTTTAGTGTTTTGAATGGTTTAAAAATGGATTTAAATATATTTTATTAAAGTGTAAATTAATTTTTTAAGTTCATATTTATAATATTTTTTAATAACTAGTATTTGCAGAACTTTTACAGGTTTACTATACACCATCATAATACTTTTTTAGCCCAATGTTCAGAAATGTCATTTAGATTAGGGTTAGCATAGGCATATATAGGTGTCATTAAAATAGAACCTAATAACAATGAACTTATTAATTTTTTATGCATAATATCCTCTAATGTCGTTATTTGGAATATTATACCATATTTTATGAAGATTAAGCAAAATCATAGTATTCAATTAATTCAATACTATGAATAAAGTAAGCAATAAAAAATGAGTACTAGATGGAATAAGTACTCATTTTTTTATTCTAGTTAATAAGTTTAGTAACTACTAAATTATTCTATAGTTTAAGAGTTACTAAATTAAACTTAAATTCAAAATTATTTTTTACATAACTAATATATAACAAGAATTTTGTTAAAATAGAAAAGGTTAATGGAAATTTTCCATTAACCTTTTCAGTATTATCTATAAAAAAACACATAATGTATAATCATTATAATAATTTTAAAATAATTAGTCAATTATATTCTGTATATAATTTTAAAAAATTCAAAAAATAAAAATATCTTAAATTTGTTTAATAAGTTATACGTCTACTTTTTTTATAAGTTAAGTAACCTAAGAAATCAATTTATATTATATGAATGTTCTATATTATAAATATGAATGTTTTACAAATTTGATATATATTATTTAAAAAAATATTTATTATATTATATCAGAAAAAGCACCTAGATTTTATCTAGATGTTTTTTCTGGTATTTTCAGACATTTTAATTTACAAAATAAATTATTTTATTTAACTAAATATTACCAAATTTTAGATAAATAACCAATACTTTTTTTATTTTTTTATTTTCTTATAACTTGAATTTGTACCCCCTCTATAGCTTTACCATATATACCTGCATAATCATTTAAATCGATAACCCAAGGAAGCCATCTTCCCTCTACATACACGCTATATTCAACACTATAGTTATCTAATCCTATTAATTGTATTTGTAATCCATCTATATTTTTACCATATATACCTGCATAGTCACTTCTATCTTTTACCCAAGGTAACCAAGTTCCATTTACTGTATGAACTCTATAACTTATACTCCCTTGATTTAAGTTAGCATATATAGCTTGTATAGGATTTCCAAAAATTCCTGCAAAATCATTTGCTTTAGTTACATTAGGAAGCCATTTGCCATTTGCATAAACTTGATAAGCAACATTAATATTTTTAGTTGGTACTATGTTAGAGTATTCATTCCAAGTAACTCCATTAAACTTGCATATTCCTTTAGCTATTGCTTTAGCAAATCTATCTTTATTATTCATTATTAAATTATAATCTTCTTTATTAGTTATAAAGCCTAATTCAACTAAACAAGCAGCCATGTTAGTTTCTCTTACAACGTGTAAATTGCCCTCTTTAACACCTCTATTTTTATTATAAAGTCCGTCATTAATTAATTCAGAATGTATAGCATCAGCTAAATCTCTATATTTAAATTTATAGCAATAAGTTTCTAGCCCTTGAGCGTTTGGATTATCGGAACTATTACAATGTATAGATACAAATGAATTTACACCTAATTTATTAGCTTCATTAGTTCTATCATTTAAAGTTACAAATACATCTGTAGTTCTAGTATTTATATTTTTTATATTTTGTGTTTTTAAATAATCATTTACTTTATTTGCTACCTCTAAAACTATATTTTTTTCTAAGCATCCATGTACTCCTGGAGCTCCTGAATCATATCCACCATGTCCTGCATCTATCATATTTGTTTTCATAATAAAGTCCTCCTAAAATGTATATTTTTTATTTAAAAAGGCAATAAAAAAAGACTTCAAAGAGTCTAATTTACTAACTTTTATTAAACTTAATTTAAAATTATTTTAAATGTATAAATAATTTATAAATAATTTATACATTATTTTTTAAAACATTAATTTTGAATTTTATATAAATTATTTATTTACTTACTTACTTACTTACTTACTTACTTACTATCTTTTAATCCCTTACTAGAAGGGTCTACAAATACACCAACTAATGCTGCTATAACAGCTACAACTGCAACTGGATTAGCTAATATATCTAATAAAGCATTAGCTAATAAATCCCAACTTGTTAAAGTCTTAAAATCAATTCCAGCTGAACTAAATATTACTCCAGTTAAACCTAACCAAAAATATGGATTTTTTACTCTGTTTTTCATTTGTACCATCTCCTTTTATTTAAATAAATGATTTTGTATAGCATAAAAAAAGAAACCTATAAACCCACTACAAATAAAGCCAAAGCCCCATTTTAAGGTATTTACAAGTCCCTCTATACTTTTACATAAGTTGTCTATTTGTATGCCTCTTTTAGCATCACTTTGTTCTAGTTTGTCTAATCGTTCTGAATGATTATTTAGACGCCTTTCATGTGATTCTAGCATATGATCTGCTACTTCATTGTTCATATTAACTCCTTACTAAACTAAAGATTTATATTAAAAAATAGATTCTTAAGCTTCCAATGAAACTATTAGATCTCCCCTACCTTCACTTATTAAAATTTTGTCTATATCTTCTTTGTACTTCATCCATTTTGGAACTATTAATTTATATTCTAATCCATCTCCGCCATTTGCTTTTTCTATAATTCTATTTGCTATATATAAAGCCATTTAACTCACTCCCATCAATAAATTATCAAGTGCATTTTTAGTCATATCTAATTCTTTAATTAAATTTTCTTTTTCTTGTTTTATCTGCTCATTTTCATTTTCTAGTTTTTTACTTTTTGCATATACTGACTTAAATCCCTCATTCATATCTACTATAACTTCATTATTTAATTCATCATACTTAGAAAAATCTTCTTGTAATAACATTGTTTCTATACTTGCAGTATCAGCTCCGACTGACCTTCCTGGAGATGTAGCCATTAAAGAATATCCCATTTGACAACCTTCAAGTCTAGCATTCACTATATTAAATCCATTAAAATCCCAGTGGAGTCCATTCATCATAATATTAGCTCCATTGCTAGCCTGACAAAATGCTTGATGTCCATTAGGAAAATAAAATGCAGATGTATATAATTTAGGACTTTGTAACTCATTTCCATTAAAACTTACAGGAACATCTATTACTATCCTATGTCCTTCTGCATGCATAAGTTGATGTCCGTCTGAGTGAAGTCTCCACCCAAATCCAAACCAGTCTTTTATATAGCCTACTTGTGCATCATACAACGAGTTCCCCCTTAAATTCACATCACCAGTCAATAAAGTTAATCCTAATTTAATTTGGTATTTTTCAAAATCTATATCTAGATAATGTGTAGGCTTAGGTGATCTGTTTGTAAAGATATCATCCCAATCAGCATCGCGACCTATCAAGAAGTGGTTACAATGCTTAGATAAAATAAATCCGCCTCCATTAATATTGTAATTAGGTGCTATAACTGAACCTAGTGCACCTAAAAATTGATTTGTTTCACTATTGAATGTACATAATTGTCCTCCATATAATGACATATCTCTAGATCCATTAGAAGATGTAAAATCCATTGAGCGAGGATTTATATTAATACGGTTGTTTATACCATTAAAACCAATCATTATATCATTAGAATTTTGTTGAATTATTGATTTAACTCCATTAACATCAACTTTACTAGTTATTTTATTTGATAGTTGTTCTATTTGAGACTGTGCTGCATATCTACTATCAGCTTCATTCTTGCTATAGAAGGTTGAACTTACAGTTGATATTATAGCCTTAGAAGTTACCTTTACCTCAGCTTCATGTACTCTAGCCTCAAGTATACCTATTTTATCATCTATATCTTTTGGAGAAGGAGACCAATCTGTTGCTTTATCTCCTATTTCAGACTTCAATAATGACATGTAACCTGAAATAGTTTTTTCTCTACTCCACGAGTATAGTGAAAAACCAGAAGATCCATCTGAACTAGATGCAATCGTTGAAGTAGCACTTAATCTATACCATTTGTTCAAACTAGGTACTTTTATATAGTTATCTCCTTTATCTAAAACACCGTTAAAATCGACTGAAATATATTCTCCAGAAGTTAAATAAATATCTGCTGAAAAAGTAACTTTCTGGCCACTAGGTATTTTATAATTAGGCGAAGATAGATATTTTGAAACATCCCAGTACCCTACATTTGTAAACTTTAAACATTTGCGGCCTTGAAATTCAACAACTTCTATTGTTCCGTTTTTACTTGCATTTTTAATAGAGTAATATTTTAACCCTTCTTTAAAATCAGAGTTTACAAGTAAATTTCTCCCTCCTATTTGAAGATTATCGAGTTTAGTTTCTGTTGAGTATACCCTAGTTGTTATACCTTCTAAATTTCTTACTACTTCATTAACTCTAGCTGTAACACCTGTTATCTCACCTGTATGTTTGTTTATGGTAGTTGTATGTTTTCCTAAAATACTGCTCATGCTATTTACAGTTTGAGAAGTTCTATTGTAATCATCTTTTAATAGTATTATTTGTCCATCTTTAACTATCTGAGTATTATTAATAGCAGTATTAATTTGACCTTGCATAACTCTTATAGTTGTACTATTACTTTCAGTTGTAGTTTTATTTTCATCTGCTTGTGTTTTTAACTGATTAAAAGCAACATCTAAAGTTTGATTCTGATTATTCAATTTAATTTTTGTTGCCTTTAATGTATGTGTATTTGTATCTTTATTAAAGCCCTCTGAGAAACTAGAATAATCTATTTGCTTTTCTCCTACTGAATTACTAGCAATCATATTAGATTTTATCAAATCATCAGCTATAGCTTTTTCTTTTACTCCAGTGTGATCTATTAATGTAGTGGTTCCATCTTCACCACGAATAATAAAGTTAAAATCTCCTTTAGCATCTTTTCCCATTTGAATCCTAACTTTATTATTCTTATCCTTAAACTGTTGAGTAGCCCCTACAATTTCAATTCCACCATCATCAGATTTAATTTTAAATTTATTGGTAGAGATTTCTCCTGCATTAATTTTAGAAACATCTAAATCAGAAATCATTGCATTTTTAATAAATCCATTTTCAATAGTTAATTTATCTGATGTAATTCCTCCAGCTTGAATATTTTCTGATGATAAATTTCCATTAACAAGTGTGTCTATTCTACCTACATAAGCTTCTAATACATTTATAAGTGCATTTATTGCATGTAGGTCTGTTATTGTAGCACTTGTAGCTACTAAATTATTTATTTGTGCTGTATGAGTTACTGTTAGTTTATCTATTGTAGCAACATTAGCTGCAAGATTCCCTATTTGGGCATTTACTGCAGCTAATTGTCCAGATATAGTAACATTATGAGCTTCTAAATTAACTATTTGAGCATTTATAGCTTTAATATTTGTAGCTTCAACTACTTCTTGGTGAAAGTCTTTTATTTGTTTAGTTTCTATACCATCTATAGTAGAACCCTTTACAGTTCCATTATCAGTAGTTATATTTTCTACTGTATCAGCTGCTTCTTGAAATTGAGTTTGAATATCCTCAAAGCATAAGGTAGTATTAGCTAGTTCTACACTATCTTTTTCATGTTCATCTGGAAATTCTATTGTTTTAACTATTCTTTGTTTATCTTTAAATCTATCTTCTTTAGATATAAGAGTTATAGTATCTCCTAACTTATAATCTAAAATATTTTTATATTTTTTATTAAGTTTTGCTAGATTAAAAACTGCAGCAGAATAAGATCTAAAGGGTTTTGATATTTCATTTAACTTAGCTATAGCATCTTCTTTAAGATTTTCCTTAATTGTATATCTATCATCTACCCAATATGCAGTTTTAACTTTATTAGAATACTGATAGTTTTCTACATATTCTTTTTTATCATTTATATCAGTAATCTTTAAATCATCTTTTCCAACAGGTATTAATCTTGTAAAGTACTCATATGAATTTCCTTGAATACTTAATGATTTTAAATTTAAAGAATCTATAAAATAAACTCCTTTATCTTCTCCTAAATGTTCAAATACATCTATTGTTTTAGTTAAAGTATTAAAAACTATATCACATCTATATATTTTTTTAATTTCTTTTATTATTTCTAAACTGGAGCAGTTAGCCATTCTAACAGTTCTTTTTTTCTTTAAATCGCAATTACCTACAATCCAACCAGTACCAGCTAGAACAAGAGCTAAGGCTTTGTCAATTGGTTGTTCTTTACTTTCAAACTTAAAAAATGGCTTACCTTCTATATCTTCTAAATTTAAAATACATTTAAACTCAGTATATTCATCTTGAACATTTCTTTCTTTGATTACATACTCATTTTCTTTGGTAGTTATATAACACTCTTCAACTATATCTTTGTAATAAGGTGCTTTTTTAGGATAAGAAAAGCAGAGTGTTTTTTCTCCACTCTGCAACTCACTTTCTATATATAAATCTTTATAATCAATTAAACCAGCTATTTTTTTCTTATTTCTAGTACGTAAATGAATCAAAAGAGGCTTTCCTCCTTTCTTATAAATTTAATTAATTAGTTCTTTAAATTTATTTATTCTTCTTCCTCTATCATATAGTCTATAACCATTAATTCGGCTGGAGACATATCACAGTTACTATTATAATAATCATTTATATTAAATTTATGGATGTCTATATCAACTTCTATATCTAAAAGTGCATTTGCTTCTTCATTACATATATTTATAAATTCTGGCTTAATATCATATGTATTATTTTCATTTAATTTTAATTTTCCATCTTTATCTTTAACACAGTATTTTTCTATTATTTTTTGTCTTTCAGAGTTATATATTTGTAATTCACTTTCAATCTTCTTTATATTCTTAGCTAGTGCATAAGACATTTTACAAGGTAAACCTTGTTTAAAAGCAATATTGCTTAATTGTTGCGACTCACTTACTAATCTTCTTAATGATATTTTCATAATACTTCACTCCCTTTTAAAAATATGTTTATTATTTATTTGCTAGTTTATCTTGTTCAGCGTATACCAAATCTTCAAAGTCTCTCATATCTTTTCTTATAGCTACTTTATTTTTGCTGTATAACTCTTGATTTTGTACTGATTTATTTATATTTTCTTGTGTAGATCCATCTGTACTTAAACTAGCACTCATATATACTACTACTTGTCCATCAATTGATGATGTTCCAGATATAGTTATTGTTTTATCTGTATTTAACATTTGTATCATCCTTTCAATTATATAAATCTTGGATTATATTTTATTTTTATATTGCAAGTATTCTTACTTAATGTGATTAAATTATCTCCTGGAACTAAAAAAGGAAACTCCCACATATCAGTATCATCAAATTTATTGATACCACCTTGTGTAACAGTTCCCTCAATTCCATTTATAACTATAGTTTTATTGCCTTTTAAATTTTTTACGATAATAGGATCTTCGCCTAATCCAGTTATTTTTAGATCAATCATATCTATAGTAGGAGTTATTTCTAAAATTACAGGCACTTTTGTATTGCCTTGACCATTTATATTTTTACTTGAAACTCCATTTTTAATAGTTTCAATAACTTCATTTTCAATGTTATAACCTATAAAACTTAATTGTAATCTTCCTCTTATTTGCCTTAAGCTTGGTTGGTCTGAGTTTCCATTTAAAATACATTTAAATCTTAAGTTTCTATCTTTAAAATAAACTTCAAATGGTTTTACCATATTACTTAACAAATCACTTTTATCTAAATAATATCTTTTTTTAGTTAAAGAATTTACTAAAAGAGTAACTGTAATTACGTTCAAAGATACTTTTGAATCAAAGAAAAGAGGTAATAATGTATTTGCATTTTCAAAGTCTTTTAAACTATTAATGCTAGAGTTTTGAATATCAACATCTAAAACTCTAGCATTAAACTTTTCTATATTTATATTGTTTATAAGCATTTTTACCTCCTTCTTCTCATTGTATTTAAAGCAAGTCTATTTGAAACTCTTGGGACTACAACTCTATCAATTTCTTCTCCTGCAATATTAATAGGTATTATAATATTCCCATCGGAATCACCTTTATTTTTCATCATAGAATTTATAACCCCTTGAGCAGTTTGTCTAGCAGTCTCTAAAACCATTTGCTCACTTGATTCATGGTTATATACCTTAGTTCCACTAGGTAGGTCATATAACTCATATCCTCTTTCATGAAGATATGTTAAACCACCTTTAAAATGTGAGTTTCCTGTCCAGTTATTACCAGGTTTTTTACCATGACTTTGGAAGAATGTATTTACAAAGAAGTTTTTAACTAAACTTCCCCATCCACCATTCCATGCATCTTTTAACTTATCCCAATCACTTTTAACTTTGCCAGTTGTAGTATCTACATCTTTTGAGATATCTGAGTTCATAGAAGTTATTTCCTTAACTGCTTTATCTCTTGTTTCTTTAGCTGCATTTACAGTATCGTCTCTTTGTTTTTTTGCATCTGCAATAAGTTTATCCCTTTGTTTTTCACTTATTGAACCAGTCTCTTTTTCCATTCTATATGCTTCAGCTATTCTTTCATCACATTCTTTATTAGCTGCCTCAATAGCTTTGTCTCTAGAGTTATTTAATTCTTTTATGTGTTTAGATGCCATATCAGCAGTTATATTTTTATCATTATCTCTAATTCTTTCAAGAATTACTTTAGCTTCAACTTCGGTATCAGATAAAGTCTTTATAGCGGTAGTTTTCATTTCTTGTTTAATTTGGTTAATATCTTGTAACTCTTGATTACTAAGTTTTCTATGTTCTTCAGCTGCTTTAGCATGAATAGCATTAATTTGATTTTGAGCTTTATCTATTTCTTGTTTTTGCTGAGTCCAATGACTTTTTGTTTTCTCTAGTGCATCCTTTTTTTCTTGATCTGTAAGGGCATTAGTTTTAGCAAAGAAATCTTTTTGACTTTTTAGATCCGCATCCCTTTTTTTATCAATACCTTCTTTAATTTTATTAGCCATGTCTGTATAAACTTTTTGCATTTCTTGAGATTGTTTCTTTGATAATACTACACTTTTATCTAATGTATCTTTAAAGTCTTTTATAGTTTGGTCCTTTTGTTTTTGAGTTAAATCTTTAGTACCATTAACCATTGCAGTATATTGCTTTATTATTTCATCTTTATTCTTACTAGTTAAAACTCCAGTATCAGAAACTAATTTTTTAAAGTCTACAGTCATTTTTTCTCTTTGATCATCAGATAGGCTACTAGATTTCTTACTCATTTCTGTAAAGTTTTTAACTACAGTGTCTTTTGTTTCTTTTGAGAATTTATCTGAATTCATTTTTAAATTCATCATAGATTCACTAGCTTTTTTATCTAAGTCTAAGTAAGCTTGTACATTATCTTTTGTTGCTTTAGATATTTTAATTACATCTTTTTCAGTAGCTTGTGCATAGTTTCCAAACTTATCTCTGCTTTGTTCAACTTTATCTGCAAATAAATCTACCGCAGGTGTTGCACTTTTATTTAAGTGTTCAGCAACTTTATATCCTGCATATCCAACGGCGGCTACTGCGGCTACGCCTAATGCAATTGGTCCTAAAAAACCTATAACAGTAGCACCAAATCCAGCACCAGCAACTTCTGCTCCTGCTAATCCTGCTCCTGCGGCTTCTGCTGCTGGAGCAAGTCCTAATAATATCTTTGAGAAATCTTTAAATGTAGCAGCAGCTTTTAATGCTTTAAACTTTCCAACAGTTCCAATTAAGCCACCTATACTACTAGATACATGACCTAAACCGCTTGTTATAGGCCCCATTGCAATAGCAGCTAGTCCTGCTCTAACTATAAATTCTTGAGTATGAGGACTTAAATTACTAAAGCTATTTGCTAATTTAGTAATATCTTTAGCAACACTTGTTATAGCTGGAGCTAACGCTTGGAAAGTTTTTATTGCTGCACCTTCTAGAGCACTTCTCATTTCTGCTAAACTACCTTTTGCATTTTCACTCATAGTTTTAGCCATTTTAGCAGTAGCACCTTCACTATTATCTATAGCATTTGCTAATTTATTAAAATCTCCTTCACTAGCGTTTACCATTGCAAGCCAACCAGACATTGCTTCTTTACCAAAGATAGTAGCAGCGGCACTCGCTTGAGTAGCTTCATCTAAACTACCTAGTTTTTCTCTAAGTTCAACTAATACTTCTCTAAAGCTTTTCATCTTACCATCACTATTTTCTATAGATATTCCATATTTCTCCATCATAGCGGCCATACTATCCGTAGGCTTTACTAAGTTGGTTAATCCTGCTCTAAGTGCAGTACCAGCTTGACTAGCTTTAATACCACTATTGGCCATTAATCCTATAGCTAAAGAAGTATCTTGAATATTATATCCTAAAGCACCAGCTACAGGAGCTGCATATTTAAATGTTTCTCCCATCATACCCACGTTAGTATTGGCATTAGATGAAGCAGCTGCTAATACATCACTAAACATACCAGCATCTTTAGCTTTTAATCCAAAGCCTGTTAATGCATCTGTAACAATATCAGAAGTAGACCCTAATTCTTCTCCAGAAGCAATTGCTAAATTTAGTATAGGTTCTATACCTTCAAGCATATCACCAGTTTTCCAACCAGCCATCTAACTTCATTGCCTAGGCTCTTTATCCTAGGACTAGGCTTTCACCTAGAGTTGGACTATCTCTTTACCCTCGTCTTTACGTTAGGGTAGTGGATTTCATGGGAGTTTCAACTGTTCTAGTCTATTTCTCCTAGTCTCTAAACCTTCTACATATCCCTATGTAGTTTGGTAATTGATTAGCTTATTTACAAAATAAAAAATCCTATTGATTTAGGCTTTCGAAATAACTTTCTATTTTTTTTATTCTTTCTTCTGAATAGTGTTCATAATTTACATACCATTCATAAAAATCAAAATTGTGTTTTGACGAGTTACAAGTTCTACAAGCTGGTAGTATATTTTCTTTTGTATATGCACCCTCTTTAGAAAGCGGTATAAAATGGTCTTGAGTTAAACTTGTTAATTTTTTCCCACAATAAGCACACACTCCATTAAAAAATTCCTTACATTCTTTCCAATCCTTTCTAGTAAATGTGCTTTTTACTTTTTTAGCTTGTTTTCTCCTTCTTTGCTCTGTTATAACTTTATTTTGCCTAATTATTTCCGGGTTATTCTTGGCGTATTGTCGATTTATTTTATTTTCACATATTCTACATTTTCCATAATATCCTCCATTTGCCCTTTTTCTAAATTCAGAAATTTCTTTTTCTTCTCCGCATTCAGAACAAACTTTACTTTTAGGAGCCTTACTATATCTTTCTTCTTTTCTATTTTTTGTTTCTTCATACCATTTTCTTTTTCTTTCTAAAACTTCTTCTCTGTATTTACTTCTATACTCTTTTGTTTCTATCTTCCTACATTCCTTGCATACACTTCTTAATCCATCTTGACTTCTAGAGTGTTTATGAAATTCGCTTTCATCTTTCATTATTTTACACTTCGAACACATTTTCATTCTATGCACCACCCTGCCATATATTTTATATTAGTATGGTAGTACATTCTTATAATTTTGTAAACTTAGCTTTCCAATTTTAACCCACTGTTTTTTACTATAAATTTCTTTATAGCCGACCATGTATGTTTAGCCATGTACTCCATACCTTCACCTGCTTGTGCAGCACTAAATTTAGTTTTAGCTCCCATTTCTTGAGCTTTATTTTCTAATTGTTTAAGATCATCACCAGTAGCACCAGAAATAGCTGATACCTTATCCATTTGAGCTTCGTACTCCATACCTACATGAGCGGCAGCTACTCCTATTCCTGTTAAAGGTAAACTAACATGAGTAGTAAGTTTTCCGCCTATCTCTTGAGCTTTGCTACCTACTTTTTTAAAGTTATTTCCTAAGTCTTCAAGCCTCTTAGATGCATTGTTTACACCATGAGTATTTTCTACTTCTCTATTAAATTTATTTACCGCAGATTGAGCTTTATTTACCTCTTCCTCTGCTTTATTCATTTGAGTTTCATAGTTTTGTAATGTCTTAGCATTGTTTTCTACTGCTCTATCAAATTTATCGTGTTGTTTTTGAAGTCCTTCTAAAGCTTTTTCAGTTTTTTCAGCTTCTTTACTTTCTTTACCATAGTTTTTTATAGCTTCTTCATGAGCCTTTTTAGCATTAGCTAAAGATTTAGCTAAACTTTCTCTTTTATTTATATTAGATTGTAATGTTTCAGTAGCATCTTTAATACTTTTTTTATAAGTTTCTAACTTCTTATTTTGTAAATCTAATTGTTTTTGCAATGAGCTTTGGACTCTATTTACACCTTCGGTAGATTTACCAAATGCTTCTAAACCACTTTGAGCTGCTTTTAACTCACTTTTATTATTTTTAATTTCTGAATTTATACCTTTTAATGTACTGGAATATCCAGAATCATCAAGTATCATTTTTGCGGTTATTCGTTTTTCTGTATCACCCATTTACACTCCTTTCTCTTTCTATAGGAAAGGTACTTCATCTATGCTTACAACTTTTTCAACATATCCATCATTTGAAACTTGTTGAGTTTGCTCTTCATATGTTTTATTGAGTTCTTCGATTAACATAACAATTTCTTTGAATGTGCTATCGAAGAACTCTTGTCTTGTAAAATTTAGTTGTGTTTTTGCAATAAAAAAAAGCCTATTTATATCAAATGGCTTTTCGCTAAAATCTATTTTTTTTTACTTTCTTCTGTTTTATCTTCATCAGTATTAGTATCAGATGTTTTAACCCCTCTGTAATCAAAATATAAATCTGTTGCAAAAGGTATTATTTCATCCATAACTTGATCTGGAGTCAATTTTTCTTTTAATTCATCTATAGTTAATGGGTTTTCATTTTGTTCTTCATCAAGTCTTTTTGATATACAAGAACATACCATAACCTTTAAAGCATTATTATATAAGTTTTTACCATACATAACCCCGTTTATGACATCTCCAAAGTTCTCAAATCTTTCATCTATATCAAATATAGTCTTATTTGTCATTTCAAAATCTAAGTTCTCATTTCCTATTTTAAATTTTCTTTTCATTTAATTTCACTCCTTAGTATTTTATATTAGTGTTCAGAACTAACTACATCTGTTTTTTCTTCAGGTATAGTGACTTTTTCAAAGAATTTCTTTAAGAACTCTGGTGTTACATTAGGAGAGTCACTACATACATTGTATTGCCATAATCCATTTATTAAAGGTCTAAAACTAGCCTCTATTTTCTTAGCTTGGAAGTTTGCTTTACCTTCTTTAGATTTTAAATCTTCATCTGATAATCCAAATGTTCCAGCATATAATATTCCATATTTATCTACTCCTTGAGACTTCTCTGCTTTATATAAAATAGCAAGCGTTGGAGCTATATCATTATCATTTTTTATTACTCCACCTGTTTTAGCTAACTTATGTCCCATGACATAACATTCATCTACATCTGATAAATCTGTTATATTTAAAGTTACTTTTACATCTTGTAATGTTTGTTCCTCTAAAACTTTTCTTCCTTCGTGATAGTATGGATCACTATTTTGTTTTGGTTTTATTCCTATTTGCTTAACCCCTTCTAAGTATCTAGGAGTATCAAAAGTTATATTCCCATCAGTTTCAGTTTTTAAGTGAGCTACATATAACTTACTTACGTTTACAACTGGTAATATTTTTTGTGGTGCTGACATTCTTCTTCATCCCTTTCTTTTATAAATAAAAAAACTAGCTTAGATTAGCTAGTTGGTAAGTCAATGTTAAACCTTAAAGGTTTATGATATAATCCTGTTTTTTCTTCAAATAAATCTGGACTTCCTGAATTATATTCAAATCCAGATTTAATAAATTTATTAATTATAATTGTTTCTAGTTTTGTATAGTCTCCTAAACTAAAAATGTCAATTTGGACTAAGTGATTTAAATAGTCTATATTACCTTCACTATATTCCCTTCCTCTAGATCTAATAACTTGATACTCTATATATGGAGGTTTAGGATTATTAGCATGGATAAAATATACTTTTTTATCATTTGTTAAATCTAATATATCTTTATCATTTAAAACTTCTTTTAATTTCTTTTTTATAATCGAGGCATCTATTTTTATATTACTTTCCAAAATATCACCCCATTTTTCTAAATATAGTTTGAGCTACCTTTGAAATAGCCTCCTCAGTATTTTCTTCAACACTTCTTTCAAAGTATCCTACATGAGCCTTTTGTTCACTTGTACCATACTCTTGAAATATATCATAGAATGCTTTACTTTTTGCAGTTCCTTCTGTTGCTAGAGCATTTTCTTTAACAGATACTTTTATCTCAGCAAGTTTTCCGGTTGGTCCTTTTGGAGTATCATTTTCTAATCCTTTTCCAATTACTTTTATACCCGACCTTACCGCTTGCCTTTTTATAACTGCATCTAAGGCCATATTTTTTACATATTCCTCAAACTCTTCAAATCCCTCAAGTTCTATAGTACTTGACATATACACCTCCAAACAAAAAAAAGAAAGCTATCTAGCTTTCTCTTTTATCATAGTAAATATTGATGATATTAAAAATAAAATTGCTACAACTAATCCACCAATAAAGTTGATTGGACTATCAGCAGAAATTGAAGTAAATGCTGCAGCTAAATTAATTATAAAAGCAATAATCATAAATATTCTACTTAATTTTTCTTTATTATTAACTATACATGCACCTACTAAACCAGCTATGCTTGCAAGTATACTTAAAAATGCAAATGTTAAAGTACTACCGCCTGCTGGATTAGTTACTTTCATACTAAACCCAATAAACAATAGCATGCAACCTAATAGGATTCCAAATATCCCTCCTATAAGTCCTAAAATAAAAGCAGTTTTTTTCATGTAATAACACCTCCAAACTACATTATAACTTAAAAGGTAATATTTGGAAATCTAACAATTTATTTTAGCTTTAATATCTACAAATTCATGCCTATTTTCAAAGTCTAAAACATATAAAATATCATAATAAAAACCTTTATATTCTATTCTAAATATTTTACTCGCTCCTGGATCTAGTAACTCTTTTACTTTTTTACAGTATCTAACTGTAAATGTAACTATGTTTTCACTATTATTTGCTTTAGCAGCTATATATTCCTTTCCAGATACTCTTTTATAGCCACTCCAACATTTATAATGTTCTTTCCAAACTTCTTCATTAAATCCATTTTCATTAGTTTCATTTGAATCTGATAATTTTTCTATTTTTATTCTTTCTGTTAATCTACATTTAGCCATTTAATCACCATATTTTAATTGAGTCATAATAGATTGTAAGGTAAATCTTACTTTACTACTTGTCTTTTTATCTTCCATAAATTCTCTATGTTCATACCAATCTTTAGCTAATACCTTACAGTATCTTTTAGCTCTTTTATTTGTGCTATCAAATTCTTTTCCTGTAGCCTCTTTAAGATATTCTTCAGCTGCATCTATACAGTCTTGAATATCTTCATCTTCATCTTCAAAATCTACTTTAAAGTATTTTTTTGCTTCTTCTAAAGTTAGAATCATTTAATCCCTCATTTCTAAAAAACAGTCAAAAAAACGACCTATTTAAATCGATTCTAAGGTGTTTCAAAAACTTTAATAGACTAATAATACCTTGTAATTTCAACGTATTATTAGTCTTAAATTTATTTTTATGCCTCAACTGAAGCTATAGGAATTTCTATATGTAATAATGCTTCTGTGTCTTTAACATCTCCATCCATCCACATTATAATTCTAGCTTTTGTTGTATTTGTTTCAAAAGCTCCTGCACCTATATTAGTAGTAGCAAGTTCATACTTACCATTTGAAACATATTTATAAGCTTCTTTTAAATCTCCTAATAAAACTGGAATAGCAGTTTTAGTTGTTAGTAATAAATCATTTGGAAGCTCCTTAACTGGTAAACCTAAAAATTTATATTGTGTTGAGTCTTTTGGATCTATTTGTAAGTATGGTCTTCCTGTTTTATCTTCTAAACTATCTAAATAGTTAAATCCATCTTGATTAACAATCCATTGAGAAGTTGTTTTAAATACATTTAATAAATCTACATTTTTACATTTTTTAAATTCTTTTAATCCTGGTGATTTTGGTAAAGTTACCTTTTTAAACTTATTAGAACTTATTATCCCTTGAGCATGTTCATCTCCACCATCTCCATATAATATTTCAACGTTTCTAGTTATTCTTACTTTATCTACAAACCAATTTATTATAAAGTTTTCTAAGCTCTTATCAGCAAATTTTAATAAATCATTTGGTATAGACATAAAGTCTGCAAGGTCTTTTAACTTAAATGTAAAAGTCTCTAACTTTGCATTATCTCCATTAGAAAGGTTAGCTAAATTAGCATTTTCAGATAATGGTTTCATTGGCTTTTGTTTACTTCTTTTCTCATAAGTTCTTTTACCGCTTCTAGCATATACAGTTTCATAATCTACTAAATTATATAAGTCTGTTGTATCTTTTAATCTTGTATTTATTTTAGTTTGTATATCTTGTGGAACTGCATATCCACCATCTTCATCTATATTTTCAGATATAGCATTCATTTCTTTTTCTGTTAAGTTTAATCCTTTTTGATTCTTTTGTTTAAGTAAATTATCAGCTATAGCTTTAGTAAATAAAGAGCCATTGTAAACAACTTCCCCATCTGTATTATTTCTAGTATTTATAGGAGTTTTTTCTCCTTCATTAAAGCTATTATCTATATTATCTTTTATTTTCTGTGCTTCAATCTTTGCTTGAAGTACATCTATTTCAGCAGATGCATTTTTTAATTCCTCTGCTGTTACATCACTTTTATTTAATAAATTTGTTAAGTCCTTATTTTTACTATCTAATTGGTTTAATAATTCTCTTAATTCTTTTGACATATTATAACACCCTTTCTTTTTGACATAATAAAAAGCTAGACACATATTTATTTTTAAATGCTAGCTTTTCTTTTAATTTATTTATTTCTTTTTCTTTTGAATTTTCATCTACTATATTTGTATTTTTTTTAGGATTTAAGTTAATTTCATCCTTCATATTCCTTATCTTTTCAATAACATCTGGTGGTAACATACCTGATTCATTTGTATTATTGAATAATCTATTGCTTGTATCAAACATTATTTCATCTACAAACCCCAGTTTTTTAGCTTTTTGAGCATTCATAAAGGTTTCTTTGTTCATTAAATCTAAAAGTTTTTCTTCACTTAATCCTGTTTTAAGAACATAAGCATTTGAAATTGCTTTATTGCATTCTTTTAGTATTTCTGACCCATGTTCCATAGCTCTATGGTCACCTTGAATTACACCCGAAGCATTGTGTATCATAAATCTTCCTGTTGGAGAAATTTTTAATACATCAACTCCCATAGCTGCAACACTTGCTGCACTTGCTGCCATTCCAACTATTTTTCCTGTGGTGTTTCCTTTATAGTCTTTTAATAAAGAATATATTTCAGAACCTTCATCAACATATCCTCCTGGACTATTTATTATGACTTCTAGTTCTTCACCATTTGCATTATCTATTGCCTTTTCAATATCTTTTGCACATGTGGCTTCTATTCCGAACCAGTCATAAATCCATTTTTCATCACTTGATATTATTGGTCCTTTTATATTTACCTTCGCCATTATTTATCACCACCTTTCTTATTCTTATATTGCTCTCCAACCATACTTAAAGGAATCATATTACCATTTACAATTGCAATATCTCCACCTTCTAATGGTTCATCCTCCTCAAGTTCTCTTACATCATTAATAGTTTTAAATCCAGTTTGTATAGCATTTTTATAACTCTCATATCTTGTTTTAATATCGGCTCTTAAAATAGAATCGACATTAAACTTCAAATAGAATCCATCAAGTATCTCAGAATTTAAAAATAGTTTATATATTAATTCTTGCTCATACATAGTAAGTATTGATTGCAATGTATCAATATAAAACTCCCTTTGTTGTTCTGTTATATTTGAATGAGTAGCTCTATCTAAATCGTTCAATTGATGCATTTTAACACCAAATACAGATGCTATTTGTCTTATAGTTAATTGAGTATTTTCTAAAAATTGTGCATCAACTAACTTTTGACCAATAGGTTGAAATTGATATCCTATAGGTAACATGGCTATTCTATGTGCATTTTTTAACCCACTAGACATCCTTTCAAATTCAGTCCTAAAAGTTTCCTCTGCTTGAGGGTTTAAATCTCCTACATACTGAACTAACCCTTTAACTTGAAGTCCATTCTTAAAAAAGTTATTTATATATTTTTCAGAACTCTTTCCATTTTCTATAAGATGCTTCAATTCATCTATAACACTTAATCCTGCTAATCCATTTAGTGTTAATCCTTTAAAATGAAGTATTTCATCATTCATAAATTTACGTCTATGTCCTAATTTATCAGTATATATATACCAAATTTTATTTTCAGAACTTATTAACCCAACATCATCAACGTAAATCTCCATGTTAGAACTATCTAAAGGATATAATCCCTTGATTTTCCCATTAGAATTAAAATCAATTGCAACATAAGAGTTTCCATAAATATTTCTTTGCAATTCAACACATTTCCAAAAATCACTAGAACTCATATATGGATTAGGTCTTAATTTTAATAATGGTTCTAAATAATGGTTAGTTTGCCTTTTAACTCCATTATCTTTTTTATATAATTTTATAGGTAATTTACTAACAGTATCGGATAGTACTCTCAAACATCCAAATACTGTAGCTTGTTTTAAACTATTTGAACCACTTACATTTACATCATCTGGATTTATTCCAAGCCATTTTAATAGCTCTTTATCATTTATATCTATTTCTGTTGTTAAGTTTTTAATTTTTCTACTAAAAAGCATTTAATTCTCACCTCCTTGTTAAAGGATTTTTAGCGAAGTAAATGCCTAAAATAATTAAAATAATAGCTAAAACATACAAACCAATATACAAATCAAGTTTTAATGTGGTTAAAGCTATTATTATTAATCCTAGAAAAATTAAAGTGTCTTCTATATAATTACAGAAAATCTTTTTAATTTTTTTCATTTCATCAACCCCATAATTTATTTAAGAAATTCTTATCTGAGTATTTACTTATATCTAATAATTTTTCCTCTTTAAATGCTAGCTTATATGCATCTATAATAGCATCTATTGGGTCTATTCTTTTGTTTCTTCTATCTTTATCTATCTTGATTTCTCCATTTGGATTAGAAACTGTTTTTGCATTTACAGCGGACCATGAAAGTAATTCATTTTCTTTATTGTACTCAATATTTTTCGCTCTTACTTCAAGCTCAAAATCTTCAGTAGCATCATTAAGCCATTTATGAGTTTGATAAATTTCTATGCAATCGCACCCTAATTCTTCTAAATCACTTAAAAAGGCATCCGCATTATGTGGATCATAGCCTACTTGTTCAATTTTAAATTCATACTTCTCAATAAGATTCTTTAAATATCTAATTATATATTTATAATCAGTTTTAATCCCACCTAAAGTCTCTGTAACTGTTAACAATCCATCTTTAATCCATAAATTGTATGGAGCATCATCACTTTTTATATGTTCTTCTACTTTCATTTTTGGTATAAAACTATGAGAATGAATATAGTACTTTTTAACTCCGTCAACATAGTATACAAATACCAATGCAAGTGAAGTTAAGTCTCCTCCAGAACTTAAATCTAATCCTACGTAACATTTTTGTCCTCTAAAATCTTCTAAAGTTCTTTCACTTTCACATTCCTTCCAAAACTTAGGTTTTATATATTGGTCATCTGTAAATTGAATCCATATATTTAACGCTTTTGTTAAGAAGTCTCTTAAATCATCTCCGCCCATATCCCTTGCAGAATCCCCTACTTTTTTTAAGTTTTCAAGGTCTTCTGCATCTTTGCATACTAACGGATTTGCCTTTATCCAGTTTTTAAAATCCCAAATGTCATCGTCTTCATTCATCTCAGCTATATACACAAACTGAGCATCATTAGTAAATACATTTTCTAAGATGTTTTTACAGTATTCATATAATTTAAAACAAGGGCAGTTTAATTCAAATCCAGCCGTAGTTATTACTGAAATTAAACATTGTTTCATTTTTCTTGTACCACCCTCAAGCAATTTATACATTTGATTGTTCTTGTGAGCGTGATATTCATCGACTATCCCAAGCAACGGTCTAAAACCATCTATTGATTTTGTATCTCTTCCTAATGCTCTTATTATAGAGTTAGTATTTAAAGCTATTATTGTATTGTCATGTTCTTTAACCTTAAAAAACTCTGATAAATCTTCATCAGAGTTAATAAACTTAATCATTTCATTTAATACTATCTTAGCTTGGTCTGATTTAGTGGCCGTACAATATAGTTGCCCATATTTATAACCACTAAAAGCTCCATAATATGTGCCTAAAATACCATTTAAAAATGATTTTCCATTTTGTCTACCAAGCTGGACATAAGATGTTCTAAATCTCCTATATCCAGTACCTTTTGTAACCCATCCATTTAAGCAGCCTAATATAAATACTTGAAATCCTTCTAAATTTACAGGAATTTCTTCCTCACCTTCTGCTATTGTAAGTGTTTCTGCAAAATCTAAAATGTCATTTGCTTTTTCTATATCAAACTCATACTTATATGGAGCTAACTTTGACTTTTCTAAATCATCTAAATGCCTTTGACATGCTAAAATTGCATATCTTCCAGCTACAATCCTACCTTCTACTACGTCTACGGCATATTGAGTAACCCTATCTAAATTCACATAGAATCACCCCCTATTTTGCAAACTTAGAAAACTTATTTTTCTTTTCATTTTCGACTGGTGTAGGTACAACTAACTTGCATCTACTTGATATAGTTAATCCTAAATCACTAGCTGCTTGTCTACTTTGTTTGAAAAGTTTATCTTGCATTACTAAATAATTAAAGTATTTATCATTGTCTACACCTGTTTTTAATAGCTTTTTTGTTACCTTCTGATAGTTATATTCAGAAACTACAAATCTTGCCAAGGCTTCACAATCTAAATTAGTCATTATATCTATATTTATTAATTCACTAGCTATCCTTATAAATTCTTTCTTTAATGTTTTTGGCAAATAAGAAGGTGGCTCTACTTTATCATTGTCAGCCTTCACTTCTTTAGATTTTCTTTCTTCTATTTCAGATTTTGTTAAGTGTTTTTTACCTTTTGCCTGTATCAAAGAAATAGGTTGTTTCGGCCTAGCCATCTCCCCACCTCCTTATTTTTTTATTCAATTTTTACAAAACTTAAAATAGCTACAATTTAGATAAATTCTAAATTATAGCTATCTCTGCCCTGTTCTTGAAAATTTTATTTAGGGAGTTTCCGCGGAAAAAAACTGCAACCATGGACTTACGTCAAAAGCCAAAAACTTTTTGACTACCCCCCTACCCTTTAGTAATTTTCTTTTATTAATTCCTTAAGTTCATTTTGCATCTTAACTTTAGATGTTTCTCCTTTATCGTACATTCTATGTACCTTATTATGACACCTGTCTCATAAGCATATAAGGTTATACATATTCAGTCTCTTACTCCAACAGTCTTTTAAAGTCTCTATATGATGCACTACATCACTTAACTCATCATCACATAGCTTACATGTACCTTCGTCTCTTTGTCTTACAGAGTCTCTAGTAAACTTCCATTCTTTACTGCAATAAAATTTCTGTTCTTTAAAGTCTACTCTTCGCTTTCTATAATCCTTATATACTTTCTTTTGTCTATTATTAAGCTTAGATTCACATTCAGAACACATAGAAATATCTTGGGGAATTATCTTCCCACATCTGCAAAACTTCTTTAACATGTTTATCCTTTAGTTTGTATTTTATAAATTAAAAAGACTAGAAATTAATCTAGCCTTCTATGAGAACGTACTATTTAGTTTATACTCTATACCGCTATAGAGTGCTCTTAAGAGCCGTAAAGTTAATTGGTGAGGATTAAAGGTTTCGAACCTTCTATCTGCTAAATAAAAGTTAGCTATTTTACCATTAAACTATATCCTCATTTAAAAGGCTAGATGCTGGGATTAATCTAGCCTTATAGCAATAGGTATTATGTGGTTTGTGGTACTTACAATTTTTCCACACTATCATTTTACTATTTTATAATCCCTATTAAAACACCCTCTTTTCCCTCCTAAATCCCTAATGCATCTATTCCCCATAGTAAAACATTTAGTTCTTCTATTATCAAGTCTGACCATTTTTTAGGAGAATTTTTGCCACAGTTTAATGCTTCTTGTATTTCTTCATTTGTCTTTTTATCTATGTAATGCATTTCAAAAGCTTTAAACTTTTCTGATTCTAAATTCTTCTCAAACTTTTCTTTAATTATATCCATAGCACTTTCAACATATCCTATCATCTTTGCTGTTCTTATTTTACTTCTTGCTATACTCATTATCCATATATTATCTTTAGAACCCATTTCAACTTCTATTTCAAACTCTTCCATATCTTCATTTACATTTTCTATATGGTTTTTTAAAGCAGTATAATTTTTCATAAGTAATCTTGTATTATGTAATCTTTTATCCTTTTGTTGCTTAGTTAATTCTTTTATGACTTCTTTAGCTAATTCCTTTACTTCCTTATTGCTCATACTTCCACCTCTTATACAATTGACATATATTTTATTATTGTGTCTTTAGCTTCTTCAAATCCATTGCATACTACTGCTTTATATCCTTGCTCCGTTAAATCACTTATCCATTCTTTCTGCTCTTTACTTGTTCTTCCATTCCCAAATTTCATTTCTATATATAATCCATGATACATTCCCCTTGAAACAGGTAAACATAAATCTGGAACTCCTTTTTTAACCCCACCTCGTTTTAATCTCCCAGCCTCTAATTTATTTCTTTTTCCTCCGTTTGGGATGTGGTATATCAATTTTAACTCAGGATATTTACAAATATTTATATTACACCAATCTATTAATGTCATTTGTTCCGTTTCTTCGCTTCTTTTCATATATTTATACATTATCTATTTATCCTCTTCTTCATTTCCTTTTTATCTATTACAACTAGATCCTCCTTATATTTACACATAGGGCATATAAACTTTTGATTTTTCTCATCTATTTCAAAAAATGTATTACATTCTCTACATTCTATATAAATCTTTTTCATAGTAAATCTAACCTTTACTCTTTCTAAATTCATTTTTATCTAACCTTATCTAAAAGAATTCTATATCTACTGGGTAGTATTTTATTTTAATTGCTCTTTATTTTTATTTAAATTCTTTATATTATTATTGATTCTAAGTTTTGTATTATATAATCTTTTATTAAATGTTCATCAATTAAACTCATATTTGGTATATATATACTTAAATTTTTAAACATGCATAAATCAAATTTAACTCCTAATCCTTTTCTATCTTTAGCTTCTATATAGTCATTTACATAATGATCCTCGTACTCAGGTCTAATTTCTAATATGTTTATTAAGTTATAAAGTTTTTTTCTTTTTTCATTACTTATTTTCATTCCTATAACCTCCTATAAGCTCATTAAATGAATCTATACTATAAAACATCAATACTTCATTTCCAACAGCTATTACAAAGTTATATCCTTTTCTTGTCTTATTCCAAGCTTCTTCTGCAACTTTAAATGTATTATTAGTTATATTGCCAGCTTTCTTACTATTTACAAAATATCTAATAAAATCATCTTTAGTAATAACTCTATATCTAAATGTATCTATATTATCAAATCCCGTATTTATTAATCTAATTGGTTGAGGTGTTGATATTGGCCTATTTATGTATTTAAAAACTTTTTCATTTTCTCTTTCTTCTCTATTTTTATTTCTATTTTGCTGCTCCTTTATCTTTTTAAATATATTACTCATATTCTCACCCTTCTATTAATAAACAAATTATTTTATCTAGTAAGCCCTAAATAAGTATCTGTCCTATACGGCTTTATTGATAATATACAGTAACCTTTTTCTAATCCATAATTTCCACCATCTAATTTATATATTATTTCAAATAAACAATCTCTACCTGTATAATCGTTATCAAACTCATTTAGTCTAATTAAATCTCCTACCTTAAAATGTCTATCATCTTTTCTTATTTCAAATCTCTTTTCTCCACTTGTAACTTTCTCATAAAATTTCGGTAATATTTTTAATTCATGTAATTTCATATCTAATCTCCTTAAATAAAAATTATATTTTATATAAATGAATTATTTTATTTATTTTTATAATCTTCCAGTCACAGTTTTAACCCAAATAACTCTGTGTATATAATCTTCATCTATTTTAAAATCAATGCAAGTCCCATATTTTTGAACATCAATAATTTCATTTATAATGTCTAGCACTTGACTTGTTGATAATTGTGTAGTTGGTGCTACTTTTTTAGCTAGTTCTCTTCTTTCTTCTTCTCCCATACCTTTCTCCGTTTCTAAATAAATTTTATTTAAACAGTGCTTTTGCTACTTTTTATAATTTTTCTAATTCTAGTTTTAACTCTTTTAATTCAGTTCTCAAAACATCTAATACTTTATTTTTCAACTTAGTATCTAAATAAAATGAACTTTCTTTAAAATATCCATATGCACTACTTTTAAATATGTATCTAGTCTTTTCTTTTATTATTTTTCCAGTCCATACCTTTTCAGCTACAGATATAAATTTCTCTAGTCTATCTATTTCTTTTTTTATCTCATTTCCTTTAATTAAGTTTTCATATTTCATAAAATCACCTTATTTTCAATTAGAACCATTTGTAATATTTTCAACATACGTTTCTAAATTATTTTTACATTCTCCACATATATATCCATCTATAAGCTCTTTTACCTCTCCGCAATGAATACAGATAGCCATTATTTTATTCTTTTTAGCTGCTTGTCTTTCTGTTCTAGCTTTACCAGCATGATATTTACCACAATACTCACATTTCTTTTCATACATTCAACTCAGCTCCTTATAATTTACTTTCTTTCTAGTTCAATTATTTTAGCTTCTGCTAAAGTAAACTCTTCTCCACACTCACATTTAAAAAGTCCGTTATAATCAAATTCTTCGTCTTTCTCTAAACAATCGGCTTGTCCACAACAAGGGCAAGCTATAACATTTATTCTCATTTGTTTCATCTCCCTTTTATTTGTGCATACATCCGCAATTAGAACATTGATAGAATACTCCTAACTTTGTTTTTAACTTATAAACTACTCCATCACAATGAATACATTTCTTTTCTCTAGCTCCTAATATATTCAATTTCTACTCCCCCTCTTATCAGCTATATATGCTAATATTTCTATGCCTCCATATAAAAAAGCAAAATAAATTAAAAATATATATAAATCTTTCATTTTTTTCCTATCCTAACAACTGTGCTATATCATAAACTTTTCTACCAGAAACACTTAAATTAACTGGTGTTAAATCAAATGAATACATAAAGTTTTTCTTATCTAATTTACATACACATAGTGCCTTTAGTTGTTGTTTTGCTATAATACTTACATTTACTTTAGACTGTAAATCTTTATTTATCTTTTCTAATTTTTCATTTTTTCTATTAACTTCTTCAAGCTTACTTTTTAGGTCCTGTATTTCTTTTTCAGCATTTAATTTTAATTCTAATTCATTTTTTAATTTGTCTTTCTCAGTTTTAAGTTCTAAAATTCTATTATCTTTGCTTTTTAAAGCGTGTCTGCACTGCTCTTCTTTATGTTTTAATTGTTGCTTATGTTTTTCTTCTTTTTCTTTTAAAATAGTTTCGTGTCTATATTTACTTACAACAAACACTTATCTCACCCCTTATTTATTTAAAATTAAGTTTCAATGTTTCTTTTGTTTCTCTATGTACAAATGTAAAACTGTTATGGTCCTGTCTTTCTAATAAATATTGCATAAAATCATATCCATTGCTTGCTAATAGGTTCTTTTGTCTTCTTGTTAATTTCTTTAGCTTCTTCATGATCCCCATCTCTCCTATAACTTTATTTCAACATTGTTAGTGCCATATCTAAGCCTATGATAACTGAATCTTGTATTAAATTTCCTTTTCCTTCCCAGTCTGCTTTCTTTCTATTACAAAGTACTTCTATATCTTTTATATTCGTTTCATGTTTTTTGCATTTTTCACAAGAACAAGAATCATTTATTTGCTTATTAATATAATCAAATCTTCTTCCTGCTTCTTCCCATATTCCATCAAACTCATAATCCTTTTTATCTATAATCTCTTGTATATCTAAATTCTGCTCTTCACATATCTCATTAACGATTTCTATTAGTTTTATTGCACTTTCTTTTATACTCATACTCTCACCTATATTAAGTTCAATTTTGGTCTTAATACTTCAAATACTATGTTAGTTTTATTTTTAATAATTGAACATGCACGATATTTTTTTAAGTTCTTATATAAAAAATCCTGACTAACTCCTGTCGTTTCAGCTGCACTTTTTATATTAGTAAACTTTAATTTTTCATCATTCATTTTTACTAATATTTCTCTAGATATTTCTTTTTCAACCATATCTAATAAGTGGTTTTCAAACTCTAAGTAATGTTCATCACTTTTAAATTTCATTAATCCTTTAGCATTTAACTTAGCGTATTCTTCTAATTCTTCGCCCCATAGCATCCCTTCTTTCAATAGATCTTTAGCTATCTTTGATGCTATTGCTTTTTCATTCTTAGTTAACATATCCCACTCTCCTATTCAAAGAAGTGTTAGTCCTCCTTTATTTTTTATTTATTACTTTGTAAACTAATCCAATAGAGCATTCAAATAGTTCAGCTATCTCTTTATATGTTTTTCCTTGAAATCTATAAAACTTCATAGTTTCTATTTCATGCTCTTTAAGCTTTTGTTTTCTTCCCACTTTTCCTTTTTCTTTATTTAACTGTCTTTTTAACTTTTCATTCTCAGCTTCTAGTTCTTTAATCCTAAGTTGTAAATTTTCAACTATATCCATCTTCAGCACCTTAATTTTCATAAACTAATACTTAATTTATGAATGAAATTAATTTAGTTAACTTATCAATATTCATAAATAAGCTTTAATTTATGAACTTATTTATTTTCTTTAAAATATCTCTTAGCTTTTTCTGCATCCAAAAGAAAAACACAATTAGAGTACCCTTTTAGTAAAGTTCTAGTGGAGCAAGATTCTTTGTCGCAAATATTTTTGTGAGTACATACTTTTCCATCTATTTCAAATAAACAATTTGTTTTTTTCATGATATCCCCCTTAATTAAATGTTATCTGGCTACGTAGCATATCTATTTGCTCTTTTAATGCGATTGTTAGGTTGTATTTCTCAACTATATCAAGAGCTTCATTTAAATATTTTCTTTTTATTGCCTTGTAACTATTAACTCCAAATTCTCTTTTTAACTGTTTATATATATCACTATAAACTTTTGTTCTTACAGATTTATTTTTATAAACTTCGCTTCCATATCCACCTAGCATTTTAGTTCCTATTCTTTTAACTGCTTTTGATATTTCTTCACATTCAACTGTAAAAAGTGGTAGATCCTCTTTAAAGTCTTTTAAATCTTCTTTAACTTCCTCTATTTTTTGGTCTTGCTCTTCTAGTGCTTTATACTGTAATTTTAATAGCTGCATAGGGCTTAATATTTTAGAAGGTTGTTTTAATCTATTTTCTAATCCTTCTATATACTGTTGAGTTTTATATCTAACTAATGCACTTTCTTTATTTAACATCTGCATTATTCCTGCTTTATTCATTTTGTAACATGGTCTTACTTCGCCTTTTGCATCTATATAACTAACAAGCTTAAAATTTAGCTCGTTAACAATACCTGCTTTTTCAAGTGATGAAACTTCATTTCTAATACTAGCCATAAAATTTTTATGTTGTAATACAACTTCATTTCCTTCTTCTTCTCTAAAATTATTTATTAATTCCACAACCTCTAAGCTTGTCATTGTTACTATTTCACTTTTATCTAAAAGTTGAATTTCTTCGTTCATACAAATCTCACCCCTATTTTTTATAAATTTTTATGATAATATTGATCTCCGCCTTCTATAGGAGGTAATCCATATTCTTTTCTTACTTGATTAATAACTTTTACTCCATTTTTAATTTCATTAGATGATTTATCACATTTTTCTTGCATCTCTTTTATCAGTTCAGACACCTCTTTTGGTGTTCCATCTGCATCAAAAACACCTATTCCCATAAGTTCTAAAAACTTTTTTGCTGAATTTGCCATTTGTTAAATCCCCTTTTCATTTTGTAGAATCTTTAAATCAAGTTCTAAATTCTAAGATTTATACTTATTAATACTTTTTATACTTAAGTGATTTAATACAAAAGTTCAAAATTTTATCAGCTCTAATTATTAAATGACCTTCTAACTCCTTTAATATATTAAGAGCTGTTTTTTCTTCTTCTTCATTTATTAACTCTTCTTTTTCCAATAATTTATTTTCTACTACAGTTTTAATTTCCATTTTTTAACTCCACCTTTTCATTTTGTATATTCTCCATATACCACTCAATAGCAAGCTCTTTAAGGCTTTCTATATTGTTTATAAAGTTAAGATGCTTCTTACGTAACTGTATCAAGTCTATGTACTCATATAATCCATCTAAATCGACTTTATAAACCGATATTCCTTTAGTAATTCTTTCATCTTTTATAAAGCTATAATTTTCTATTTGAACTTCAATAGTTCCATAAGCTTCTATATTTTTTTCAAACTTTTTATTTTCCTTTTCTAACCATCCAATAGTTTTCTCTACTACTTCAAGTAACTTTTTAGCGTCATTATCTTTAGGCTTTTTAGATATTAATTTTAAAATTTGAACTTTGCTTTGTTCTAATTCTTCTATTACTTTTTTCATATTTCACCTCAACAGTCTTTTATATTTCTGAGCCTTGCACTTATGTACCATTTGCCATTAAACTCATTTTTCACAACTTTTGCATCTATAAATTTGTATCCTGGATTAACTCTTTTCATTTCATATTCTATTAAGTTATAGTTATTTGACATTTGATTAATCTTTTTTCTAGAGAACTTCGACACACTTCTAGTTATAATTGGTTCTTTCAATCCTTTTGAACATCCCCACCTTTTTTTACCTCTAGCGTCTTTTGCTAAATAATTTGCTAACCCAGTAATATGTAAATCATCAGGATATATAACTCTTACGTTATTTCTTCTTCCATACTTCCAAGTCTGCTCTACAACTTCCATAGACAAAACTGACTCCATTAGTATATGGTGATGTATCCTTCCTTTACCTTCCTTTGATACTTCTGTAACATACATATACTTTATGTTTTTACATTTTTTCTTTGAAACTCCATTAGCAATTTGTTGTTTATGATATAAGTAATTTAGCCTTCTAAAGTAATTTCTTATATGTTTCTTAGCTTCTTCATGGTCTTTAGGTAGATGTTGCATAAGGTAACTTAGAGTTATATAGTAGTCACCCTTAACAAAGTTTGTATTAGCTTTTCTAATAAAATATAATCTTGCATATTTATTATTTAAATTTTTCTTAGCTTCTTTTGTACTTTTCATTCTAAATTCTTCAGGCATATCTTTTTTTAAAAATACTGGGTGTATCTCTACTTCTCTTACTACTCCTGAAGTTATGGTTTTAGCTTCATAAATACTATTTGTTGTAACATCTATTATTTTTTGGATTTCATCAATCGAAAGTTCTTCATCATTTATTCTTTTAGATATTTTTTCAATATCTATTTCTGTATATAGATTCTTTTTTTTATTACTAGATCTGTGTCTTTTATTAGTTCTTTTTATTTGATTAATCATAATTTCACCTATAACTTTTATTGCTTTATTTTTAATATATTTTCGTTGATTTCTTAGTACCTATTACGAGGACAGTAAAAGCCCACTCGGACTTTTGAAAAATCAGCCTTTCAATATATTTTTGCTTAGTGTGTTTTTTATAAAAATCACACACTTTTTTAATCTCTTATTTTTTACTTAAAAAAGCTTTTTAGGCTTATAGTTTTTTGGCTTACACTTGTATATCAAGTTCCACATAAAACATCTTTTAAAGTCAAAACTATATTATCTATAAGCCTTTATTTTTAATTACGACCTTTTGCATCTTCTATTTTCTATATCTATTCTCTCTCTTGTATCTATAGTTGCACTTATATATGCAATAACTGAACTTTTATCTTTTTCATTAACAAACTCTAAATTATTAAAAATGTCTTTTAATATTCTTTCTTTTTCTTCTAATGACATATAAACACTCTCCTTTTTGTTTGTTAATGTCATTTTAACTCTTTTAAAAAGCAAAATCAAGCTTTTTTTGTCATCTAATGTCTTTTTATGTTTTTTATTGCTTTTTACAAGCATATAGTGTATATTTATGTATGAGGTGATTTTCTTGAAAGAAAGATTGAGAGATTTAAGGACAAAACACTTAAGATTAACACAACAAGAATTTGCCGACTCTATAAAATTAAGTAGATCTAATGTCGGAAATATTGAATCTGGTATAGTTCAGTTAACTCAAAGAAACATAGATGCTATTTGCGAAAAATTTAATGTCAATGAAGGTTGGTTAAAAACTGGAGAGGGAGAGGTATTTTTAAACTTATCTCCAGAAGAAGAATTTGATATGCTTGTTGGTAGATTATATGCAGATGATGATTCTTTCAAAAAAAATATAATTAGAGCTATGTTGAAACTGAATGATGAAGATTGGCTTGTTGTAAAAAAATTTACAGAAGAACTTAAAAAAGGCATGTAATTTACATGTCTTTTTTATTTTTTCCTATCTAAAAAATATTTAACTATATTTATCAAATTATTTATAAATTTTTTATCATCTAAAGTGTCTATCATCTGTTTTAGCTCAATTCTTATCTCCATTAATTCTATATTATTTTTCCCATTCATTATTTTACACTCCTGAACAATTAGTTAAATTTTACTTAATGATTAATTAATAACTCTCATATTGCCTTTAATTTGTCCTATCAACTTTATATCTTCTAAATTTAGGACTAAGGAATCATAAAAACTATTTTCAGGCCTCAACTCAATTTTATTTTTTATTTTGTAATATCTAGCAAGTATAGTTTCACTATCTCTTACTATTGCTAGAACTATTTTGCCATTTTCAATTTTATTTGTTTTATCAATAATTACTAAATCATCTTTTAATACTCCGATATCAATCAAATTATCATCTTTAACCTTAAAAACAAAATTATCTCTACCTAAAATAAAATTTGATGGTAATTTTATAGTTTCTGTTATAATTTCTTTTAATTCTGGTTTAAATTTTATTTCTATTACAGGCAGTTCGATGATCTCTTGATTCAATCCAAGTATGTTTTTATTTTTATTTTCTATAATTTCTATCGCTCGAGGTTTAGTAGGATCTCTTTTTATCAATCCAAATTCTTCAAGTTTGTTCATATGGAAGTGAACAGTAGATGTAGATTTAATGCCTGTAATTCCACAAATTTCCCTAACCGATGGAGGATATCCTTTTGATTTGATTTTCCACTTTATTGATTCTAAAATTTTAGTTTGATTATGACTTAAATTTATCATTTCGAAATTAACCTCTCCTACTACTATACATATTGAAAATACACATTTCCTGTATTTTTACCAAACATCCGTTCGGTGTAATTATAGGAAAATATTAACATATATTTAACACAAAGTCAAACAGATGTTCTGAATTTTTTACATAAAAAAACTAGAGATTTACTCTAGTTCTCAGTATATTTTATTTTATCTTTATCTATTTGACCCATTTTAATAGTTTCACTTATCATTCCATCTTTATCTATTTTTCCTTTAATAAACATATTATCATTATTAAACATTATTCCTTCATCATTTCCTAAATCAACTGTTATATATTTATAATCATTATTTTTTACAACATCATTATAAAATTGAATTAGATTTTTATCAGTAATATTCTTTTCATTACTTTCAACAACTAATCTAGTTCCTATTTCTTCTCCTAATCTATTTGTAACACTTTCTTCATGAGCTTTTCCTAATAATGTTTTATTCCCACATCCAACAACTAATAAGCTCATGCTTAAAGTTAACATAATCATTGTAATAAGTTTTTTCATGATAGACCTCCCTCGTTGTTATGTCATCATTATACTATTTTATAGGAAATTATTGGTTATTTATTTTACAAAAGAATAGAAAAGGTACCTTTACTAGTCTTTACTTAGTATTTAAAAAGTATTTAATAGTATTTAATAGTATTTAGAGCGTATGGACATATTGAAATTACTATATCATAGCGATTTTAGGCAACTTTTTGATAATGAAAGGCAACCTTTTGATAATGAAAGGTAACTTTTTGATAATGAAAGGTAACTTTTTGATAATGAAAGGTAACTTTTTGATAATGAAAGGTAACTTTTTGATAATGATAAAGGTAACTTTAAAAATAAATGGTTGCCTTTATTAAATTAAAGTAGTATCATTTATTTTGAAAGGGGCGATAATATGAATAAAAAGGAAATTTTAATGCAACCAAACAATTTAATTAAAAGTAAGTATGATTTTACAGCAATTGAAAATAAATTATTTTATAAATTATTATTTAATGCACAAAGACATAATGAAAAAAGTCCATTGTATCAAACAGTTATAACATCTGATGAAATAAAAACGTTTATAAAAAGAAGTAATACATTTGTATATTCAGGTATCCAAGAAATTTTAAATTTATTTCAACAAAGTATTTTAGAGTTTGAATATATAGATGAGGAAAGCGGAGAAAAGGAATTGTTTTCATCTGGATTAGTAACATCGTATAAATATAATCCAGATAAAAATTTATATAGGATAGAAATTCATGAGATTTTATATAAACATATAACTGATTTCGTTAAAATGCAGCAAGAAGGATTAGGATATACAGCTTTGAATTTATCACTATTATTCCGTTTTAGAGGGGCCTACTCTCAAAGAATGTATACATTTTTAAGAATGTGGAGCAGACAAAATAAAGAAGTAGAGGTTAAATATTCAATCGAAGATTTAAGAAAGTATTTAAAAATAAGACCAGATACATATCCGGCGTATAAAAATTTTAAACAAAAAGTTATTAAAAAATCTATCGAAGAAATAAATAAGATAGGGAATATGAAAGTTGAAATAAAAGATGAAATAAAAAAAGGAAGAAAAGTAGATCAGATAGTATTTTCAGTGATTGATTATGAGCCAAGAAGATATTTTGATAAAAGTGTTGTAGAATGTGAAAAAAATGAAAATAATAACGTATTAGAGAACATTGAACCGGATAAGAGTACAAACACATTAGAAGATAAAAAAGAATGCTTTAAAATGGAAAATAAGGAAGAAATATATAATACTCCAGTTGAATTTTTTATTCCAGATGAAAGTATATTCACTATAGGTACTTTACGATTATTTAAAAAAGATTTCGGAGAATATGATTTTAAAATATCATATATGAATGAGGCATTTGAAGTTTCAGCTGCAATAACAATGGAACAAGATAATACAGAAATCATCGAGACAAAATCATATAAGTTTTTCAAAGGTACTCTTAATAATAAAATTAAAGAATACAAAGATGATTATGAAAAAGATTTACAACATAAAAAAGAAATGGATAAATATTGGTAGAGACTAGAATTAATCTAGTCTTTTTATATATATTTTATAAAATTTTATAAAAAAATAATATATTTTACAAAACTTATAAAATTATATAATTGACAAGTTTTGTAAAATTTTATAAAATATAATTAAAGATTAACAAATTTTATAAGTAAAAAAAGAGGTGAAAAATTTGAGTAGAGTAGTTTTGACATTTAAAAATAATGAAAAAGAGAAGAAAATCGAAGAATTTTTAGATAGTAAACTTTCACCTGCTGGATATTTAAAAGAATTAGTTTGGGAAGTTATAAACGGTAATCAAATTAGCATACCAGTTATAGCAAAAGAACAATTAATACAAACGGATGAGGATGTTACAAAAGAAAAATCTATTGAACTTGCTACAGAAGAAAGTTTAATGGAGAGTAAGAAAAAAGTTGGTGGATTTGGTAAAAAATAATTAATTTAAGAGGAGATTGAAGCCATGAAGATAATTAAAGCAGGAATAGATTTAGGTAATAGTATGTTAAAAGGAGCTACTTTTATTGAAGGAAAGTTAGTATTAAAAAAACTTCCTAATAAAATTCAGTATAGTAAAACAATTAACCCTAAAGCTAGAATTATTATAAGAGATAATCAAACAATATATTTAGGTGTAGGAGATCTTAACAATAATGTTTTAAAGCACACTAGAAAAAATTTACTAGATCAAGTATTGGTTATGATAAATGAATTATATCCAGATGATAATGAATTATCTGTTGATTTAAGATTAGGTCTTCCGCCAGTACAATTTTTCAATGAATCTTATCTTAAGAGTTTTGAAAGTTTATTCCAAACAAATAAGGTTTTTGAGTTTTCAATAAATGGTGTAGCTAAGAAGATAACGTTTAATAGCGTTGAAACTAAAGTAGAAGGCTATTCTGGTTTTGTTTCTGTAGCAGATACAATAGATACTAAACAAGATTTATTAAGTATAGATGTCGGTGGCGGAACAACAGATTTATGCAGTTACAAATATGATTATGAAGATAAAATGTACTACCCAGATATAGTAGATACTATTCCTAAAGGAGTAATTGATTTTTCAGAAGAAATAGCCAATCATTTTAATAGTGTTAATAACGCAGATATAACAAAAGATAATATAGATCAAGTACTAAAAAATAATCTAGATAATATTGAGTATAAGGATACAGATTATAAGTTAGAAGACTACATATATATAATAAAACCAACTACAGATACTATGTTAAATAAAATAACTAATAAGTTTGGACAACTAGATAGATATGTTGTAATCGGTGTAGGTGGGGGATACAAGGTATTTAACAGAATGATTAAAGAACATATAAGTAATGAAATAAAGATTAAAGAAGATAAACAGTTCTATGCAAATGCTATAGGATATTTAGCACAATAAGACCAGAAATTCTGGTCTTTTTTTATTTTAAAAGGATTATATGAATACTTGTAGAATTAGTTTCTTATTATATGAAACAAGTTAAAGGGGTTGTTATATGTTTAAGAAACTGAAAAATAATAATTATAATTGGGTATTTCATTATATAAAAGAATATAATCAGATGATTTCTTTTTATGAGAAACAGTTAAATGAAAAAAATAAAGAAATAAAAAAATTAAATCATGAATTAGAAAAACTAAAATTAGATAGTAAATTTAAAACTAAGCAAAAACAAATTTCAGATAAAGATATAGAAAGAATAAAACAGTTAAAAGAGGATGGGAAAAGTTATAGTTACATTTCAAAGGAAACAGGATGGAGTAAAGCAACTATAAGTCGAGTTATAAATAATAAAAAAGGGATATATTAAAAAATCATAGAATAGATAGTTTTATGTTTAGTTTTGTTTTAATGATAAATAAATTAGGTCGTTTAAAATAGATTACAACCAATTGGGAATAGCGATATAAATTTGTTTAAATCGACTTTTTTTATAAAATTTAGTATAATTAATTGAAGCAAAATAAAGTGGGGGTAAATTTAAATATGAATAAATTTAATAGTGATTATAAAAAAGTACTAATAGACACATTAGAAGAGTTATATCCAAATTATTTAAAAAAGAAAATAATAAAGGAGATGGCAGATTCGGGTAGGGTTGTTAGTAATAAAAGGCAAGCAAAAAAATTAAGTCTGGAAGATGTTTTAGACGTTTCGGAATTTAAAGATGAAGATGCTAAGTTAAGTCATATATTGAATTATGATACAGATAAAAATTTATTTAAATATATAGAGGAGTTTGAATTTAATAAATCTTTTAGACATTCAGTAATGTTTAAATTAGTAAGATTTTCACAAGATAATATAAAAGATCTAATTGAAGAAAAAAAGATAGTTTTGTATAAAAGAGAATCAGATATGATTGATATTGTCAGTGAAACAGAAATTATACCTACTCTAAAAATAGGTAATGAAAATGTTTTTGTGAAATTTTCTTACTTAATTAAGCCTAAGCTAATTAATTCAGAATTAAAACCTATAAAATATATAGTTTTATGCGATTTTGATTTAGAAAATAATTTATTAGAAATCAGGTTTGATAAATCTCCTCAAGGGTATCATACAACTAAAGATTTTTACGTTGAGATGGTTAACCAAACTATAGACAGGCTATATAATTTATTTGACATGAAGTTAGACAATATAGATTTTAAGGCATTAATTGAATATATAAGAACGCAAGAAGATGAAAAAATATACATATATGCTATGGAAATGCATAGAAATGGAAGTAAAGCTTATTTAGATAGTATGAGTAATGCTGATATGACAATACCTATATTAGGAGAACTTAAAGAGTTTATAAACTCTAATGAACAATTATTTAATGCTAATAAAGAAACGAAAGATTTAAAAGGGAAACTTGATAATTTTATAGAAGATATAGAAGGAACCTCAGATTTACCAAGCATCAAAGTTATTTGGCCAGAAAATGATACAAGGGTTGGAATAAAACATGATTATAAAGGGGAAGAATATAGTTTATTTATGTATTATGATGAGTTAATAGACTCTAAGGAGAAGATGGATTATGTTAGAAACTACTTTACACAACATTATAAAAACCTTAACAGTTAGAGAGGATTTGAATAACTATCAAGTAAATCAATTAAAAAATCAAGTTAAGCTATGGAAAAAAGATACTATTATATACCCAGGGATGTTTAAATCAAAATTAAATATAAACATAAGTAAAGCTTATGATATGTTAGAATTCTTAAAGTCTCAAAAAATACTAGAAAGAAATTACGAGGTTTATTGCAAAGAATGCCATAGGTTTAAAGGGGTTATAATTAGAACTCCTTCAGAATATAAAAGGATTAATATGTACTGTGATTTTTGTAATAATGAATTAGTTCCATTAGATGATAGTATCGTAATTTATAGGGTTATATTAGATGAATAGACAAAAAGAAATAGATGAAGTTTATAATTTTATGAAAAATAAAGGAATATCTTTTAAAGAACTTATGATGAAAGATATATCAAATGATTTGGAAAGGTTTAAATCATTGATAGAATGGTCAAGTAAAGACTATGAAGAGTATAAGATACTTTTAGAAAAAGCAAAAAAATCATCTGGGAAAAAAGATAGCGAAGAAAAAACAAAAGAAGTAGGAGATATATTAGAAGAGTTAGTAACTTTTATAATAGAAAGGACATACTTCTTTGAGGTTATTAGGAATATAAGAACTAGAACTAATGAGATTGATTTATATATAACACGATCTAAAGAAGGATCTCAAGCGCTTAATAAATATAATTTAAGTGAAGATTTTATAATTATACCTGAAAAAGAATTTATTTCAGAATGTAAAAATTATAGTAAGAATATAGGGACAACTTGGTTTGGAAAATTCTATGCTGTTATGAAGACTTGTGATTGTAATTTTGGGATTTTATTTTCGTTAAAAAGAGCTACAGGAAATTTTGACAACTGGAGTGACTCATATGGGTTAATAAGAACTATAAGACTAATAGAAAAGTATGAGAATAAAAAAGAATTGTATTTAATTGATTTTGGATTAGATGATTTTGATTCAATAAGTGAAGAAAATAATTTTTTTGATATTATCGAAAATAAGATAAAAGCGTTAAAAATAGGTACAGATTATGATAAATTTGTAAAGAATTTACAAAAACAATTGGATGAAGAAAAAAAATCTATATCCGAAAAATTTAAAAAACTAAAGAATAGTAATTAATTTTCAGTTATCTTGATTAGAAAAATTAAAAATAACTAGGTCGGGTTAATACCAATCCTAGTTATTTTTATATGCAATTTTGCAAGGCATAAAACAGTGTGTTTTATGCCTTTACCTTAAACATATTGAAAATACTATATTTATTTTTAAAAATGTACTGACATAGTCAGAAGAGGTTAATTATCCACAGAAAATATATAACTTATCAACAGTTTTTAAAAAGTTATTAACATTTATATAGGTGATAAAATTATGCTCAGGTAATACTAAAATAAAAAGAGTATCTTTATCTATAAAGATACTCTTTGATTTAGAAAATCTATAATTTATTTTTTTGAATTTATAGATTTGAAATAATTTTCCCAAATTGATTTACCTGTATCAAGTGTTTGTAAACCTAGAACTCTTGATCCTACGTCTCCATTAGGAGTAACTTTGTTAGTTATTTTAGGGGCTCCAGTTTTAACTTCTTTAACTATGTTCTTGTATATCATTCCATAAGTATTACCACTTTTGTTATCAATTAATTTTTTTCCATCATTTGAATCTGTGATAAATACTCCAATAAGATTACCATTTGCATCAAATTTAGCTCCCCATAAAGACACTATGTGGTTAAATCTAGATGAAGCGTTATAAGATAGTCCAATACCTTTATTATGATATAGATTATTTAATAAAAGATAATTTAGCTGTTCAAAATATATACATCCTTTCTGATTTGTTATACTATAATAATCATGAAACACATCTGGGAAAAATCCACCACGATCGTCTATTTTATTTGAAGATAATGAACAATTTAAATCATGACCATTTAAGAACCAAAACATAGTATCTCCAGCATGTAGAATACGTCCCTTATTTCCAAAGCATTTTGTAATATATCTAAATAAATCATCTGGATTTTTTCTAAAGTTAGAGATAGTTGCATTTTGAGAAATTCCAAAATCTTTATTAATACAAGTTGAATTTTCTCCATGTAAATCTAAATATCTATTTATGTAATCAGCATTTTGATACATCCACCAATTTAACATGTTTGCTGCCGTAGCTCCAGAACAAAGGTTATCATCTCCAGCTCCATTGAAAACTTTGTTAGCATCATACCAACCCATTCCTGGTTTGTATGGAGTAACAGGCATTACGTACCCAGCTGCACTTAAGATAGTATAATCATCATCACTTGGTGGAGTAACTCCTTTTGAAAAAACATCATAACTCTCTACTGTTCCATGGTCGTTTTTATGTACTTTAACATTACTTGTTTTATCATCTAATATTTTTTGTAGTATAAGTTTATTTTTTGAGTTAACAATTACCTTGACTTTTAAACTGTTAGATATTCCTTTTTTATCTTTAACCGTTAAAACTACAGGATATTCCCCTTCTTTGCAAATATTTACCTTGCCTGAATAAACTATATACTTGGATATATCTTTTCCTTCTGTATCTTTAGCTTGTGCATTTAGCTCACCATATTCAAATGAATCACCTTGATCTAATGTTAAAATTTCCTTTGCAGTTATAATAGGAGCTTCATTTTTAATTTCTTTTTTTATTTCAGGTTTTGCTTTTACTACTACAGTTACTTTTTTGGTAGTTGTTAATCCTTTACTATCCTTTGCAGTTATAGTTATTGTATAATTTCCTGCTAAGTCTGTATTAACTTTTCCTTCATATTTAACATCTAGATTTTTATCTTCTTTATCTGATACCTTAACATTTAACATAGACATATCAAATTTTTGACTAACTTCAAGTATTAAATTTTCTTTTGCAGTTATAACAGGAGCCTCATTTTTAATTTCTTTTTTAATCTCAGGTTTTGCTTTTACTACTACAGTTACTTTTTTGGTAGTTGTTAATCCCTTGCTATCTTTTGCAGTTATAGTTATTGTATAATTTCCTGCTAAGTCTGTATTAACTTTTCCCTCATATTTAACATCTAGGTTTTTATCTTCTTTATCTGATACCTTAACATTTAACATAGATGTATTAAATTTTTGGCCAACTTCAAGTATTAAATTTTCTTTTGCAGTTATAACTGGAGCTTCGTTTTTAACTTCTTTTTTTATAGCAGATTTTTCTTTTACTACTCTTGATAATATTGTTATTGATTCTGCTCTAGTTATATTATTTGTAGGATTAAGAAGTCCTAAATCATTACCTTTTAAGTATCCTTGTTCTATAGCTCCTTCAACATATGGTTTAGCCCAATT